CGAAATTCTTGGCGTAGGCATAGATGTCGGACACTTCCGTCGCAGAGGCCCGCTTGGGATAGCGAAACTCGATTACCGCCACGAGCTCATAGGCCTTCTGCGGTGCCGGCGTGATGCCGGCATCGTTGGTGCCCACGGTCTCAAGGGTAGGTGTCGAGATCACCCAAGTGAACTTCTCCATCGCGTCCGGGCCCTTGCCCGGATCCGAGTGGTGCTCCGTGATCGTGAGGTAACCCTCAGCGTTCACAGGGGTTTGGTCCTTCCACACCGCTTGGTCCTTTCCTTCGGGAGTCCTACGGGCTCCTTTCGGATTAAACGTGTGCGCTGCGGCGGCCGCGTTGTTAATAACAACGTTTGCTTGTGCTGCCATTAGCAGCTCCTTTCAGTACAGGAATGTTATAGTCGGGAGACTACAACGATTACCCCGAGAGTACTCGGGAATCATCGGCCTAAGCGTGAAGCCTGCTGCCATAGCAAAGCTACGGCAGAAGTCGCTCGAGTCGCATTAAGCCCAGGTCTGAACGTCATGTCGGAAAAAGAGGGAGTGGGAGCAGAAGTAAGCTTCTTCCTCCAACCTGTTACACGATGTAGAGTGCAGATCCCGCTGACAGCGGGGACCTGCGCTCCACCATACGTGGCATAGGTCGGTGTGGTAGTTGCCATCTCCTGCATCCTCCAACCTTTTGATCCTCCAATATGTTCAAACCTGAGCGGTACGTCAAGAGCACTTAGATAGCGCCCGATAGGGAGGAACCAGTCCGCTACAAACGAAAACGGAACGATCTCCCACGCTACCTCAAAAGGATTTACCAGACCAAAGAGGCCAGGCAAATCAGCAGCCTTGGCTTTAAAGCGCCATTTCGCCCGCCGTGAAATATTCACGACGACCGAAATATTACCTTTATAAGCCGGATTCGACTCGAGAGTGTAGTCTTGATAGTTACGGACTCCAGTCATACGACTGGAGGCGCTCACAGACGTAGTCATTGCATCCGATTGGTTGCAAGCTATCGCCAGAGCTTCCGCAGCATTCTTGA